ACTCCGGTAGCGTAGCGCTAATCCAAGGTACGGTGGCCGCCTCTGGTGGAGACTTCAACCTGTCGTCGATCACGATTACTTCCGGTGACAACGTGGCGATTACAGGCACCCCAACAGTTGCCTGGACTACGACTTAGAAGGGAATGGGAATGCAGCTACCTGAGGCAGGGGACCTGATCCTCTTCGGGCAGAACAACAGCTCGCTCGTGGACTTCATGATGGCGCTCGTATACCGCGAGCCGACACCGGCGGAGCTATCGGCGGCCTCGATTACAGAGCCTGCCGTTGTCGCGACCGCGATGTCTAGTAGCACTCCCGGCCTGTTCGCGACCGGTAACCCTGCAACATACCCTGCGCAGAATGCGGTGATCGTGCCTGTCTCGATCATCGTAGCCACGTTCAAGGCGCATGAAGTGCGGCGGAGCCTGCTTACGGCAGCCGTGCCACTAGCCCTGTCGCCCTGGACTGCCAGTCCCGTCGCGCTGTAAACTGAAAGGGGACAGACATGTCCTGGACTACCGGCACTCAGACCGAAGCGCTCTCGGCGAACAATGCTGTCGGCACCTCATTCGCGTCGTTCACGACCGCGCAGTACGTCGGCCCTTCAGCCTCAGGGGCTGGTTACCTGCCGGCGAACTTCTTTCTACCGGCGCTCGGCGGGGGTAAGAGTTTGCTTGTCAAGGCATTCGGAGTGCTCGGCACGACCACAACGCCGAACGTGACTGTCGGTCTATCCGGCAACATCACTCAGGGTATATACAGCGGTGGTACCCCGAACATCTTCGCTACAACCACTGCAATTGCCGGTCCGGCCTCAGGCTCGAACATGCCGTGGGAGCTTGATGTAATAATTACCTGTGTGACTACAGGTTCTGCGGGAACGTTCTTGGCAGATGGAGCGCTGAAGCTCTATCCAACGACGACTACCGTGCAGAACTTTAGGTGTTCGTCTTCGGCCGCCAACCCGAACACTGTAACGTCGGCAATCTCGACCGAGTCGGCGATGTACCTGGAACCGTTTGCGGCGTTCTCGGCATCGAGCGCGTCCAACAACATTCAGGTCTACAACATCGCGATCCTCGGCCTGAACTAGTTATCACCGTAGAGGCACTCGATTAGGAGGCAGAAATGCGTAAACTGCCGTTCTCTGAGCAGGCAAATATCAATAATCTCGGAGGTGGTAGTGCAGCTCAGCTTACCCTCGTTCAAGCGTTGCCTAGCTGTAGGATCTCCCTGCGTGGAATTCAGTGCGAGCGCTGATATTCCCGTAAGTAGAGGCTGAGCTAGCCCGACGGGAGGAACGCATGGCCACGCTGACGCGCGTCCAGCACAACAGTGCTAACCTGAGTGCCACCGCCGCTAGCCTCACTGCGACGCTTCCGAATGTCGGAGGTGTCGTTTCCGGAAACCTCCTTGTCGCTACGATCGTGGTTGGCACGAACGTCGGTACGATCACACCTCCCGCTGGATGGCTCCAAGCCGGACCCACCGAATCAGTCGCTACGTTCCTTCAGACGCAGATCTTCTATTTGGTCGTCGGGACCGGTGGGGCAACCAGCTTCGTCTTCTCCTGGACTGGTAGTCACTCGTCTGGCTGGACGATCGACGAGTGGAACAGCTCTACCGGTTGGCAGTCCAGCCCGGTGGACGGCTCCGCCGGGGCGACGCCCACGACCACCGCGCTCACCTGCGGTTCGCCTGCGACGACGACTCAGGCGTCTGAACTGTGGTACGGCGTGCTGTCCTGGTCGAACAGTGGACAGACGCTCTCCGGTGTTACCAGCGGCTGGACCACTGGGGACACCTCCACGTACAGCGGCAACAATACCAACACTAGCTTCTACCAGATCGCCACCTCTACAGGCACGCCCAGCCTGGCCGCGACACTCAGTGCAGCGCAGAGTGGCGAAGCCGGCGTAGTCGCTACGTTTAAGCCTAACGTTGGCTCTGCTGACATGCCGCGGATCCTTCCAGGGCCGACGTGGTTGAAAACGTTCAAGCCTGGAATGCCGAGATCGCGCCCATGGCTATCCAGTTCTGAGAAGACTGTCACTGGCACGTTTAACTTGGTTCTACCGACGATGAACACGTCGCTCGTCGGGACTATGATTAACCCAGCCGACGTTCCTCAGATTAATCCCGGCTCTACTTGGCTTGGCTACTTTAAGCCTGGTTGGCCGAGACCGCGTCCGTGGCTACCGAGCGGCCACGGCGGTGATATCGGAGCGTTTGCTGTTGTGCTGCCGACGCCGACTATGGTGCTCACAGGTGCAGTAGGACACCAAGGCACGCTCGCGATTACGCTGCCGACGCCGATTATTGGATTGGTGGCATTTAAGGCCGATCGTAGTAGTATCACCCAGATTAATCCAGGACCATCGTGGCTCGGGCACTTCAAGCCTAGTTTGCCTAGGCAGCGTCCGATACAGCCATATCCGTCTCCCTCGGTCGAGACAGGTTCGCTAGTCATCTCATTGCCGATAGTGTCGATATCACTGTCGGCCACTATCCAGCATATCGGTACGCTTTCGATAGTGCTGCCCGCGGCGCTATCGTCGCTGACCGCGACTATAGTTAACCCAAGCGATGTTTCGGCTATTAATCCAGGGCCGACCTGGCTGAATCTATTCAAACCAGGCCTAGTCCGACCGCGGCCGATCCAGCCTCAGTCAGGGTTTGTCGGCGAGTTTGGCACGTTGGCGATCAACTTGCCAACACTGACGATCACGCTCAACGCGTTTGTGCCGAACGTGAGTGATGTTGGTCAGATCAATCCAGGACCAATGTGGTTGCGTCGATTCAAGCCTGGCTTGGCTAAGCCTAGGCCGCCGATTACGAGTACCACGGCATTTATTGAATCTGGTTCGCTCGTTCTGATTCTGCCGCCAGGTGTAAACCTTCAGCTCGAGGCTGGTCCGCTAAATATTGTCTTGCCGACACTAACACCTAGTCTTCAGGGCAAGGATCAGTACGGCCGGCTAAGTATAGTCTTGCGTACGTTGCTGTTTAACTGGGCTGGAACTACACAGCTGACAGAGCAGGGCGCGCTTAATATTACGCTGCCCCTGACGCTGCTGCATCTGAGTGGTATTAACGGTCGCGAAACTGGTACACTAAGTATCAAGCTTGTCACTGTCCATATCTTTTCGTTCGGCGTGATAGTACATAACGGGACCTTCTTCATTAACATGACCACCGGTATCGGCACGGAGATGCTGACTCGTTATGAGATGTTCGGAGCCGAGACCCGTGGCGAGCTAGCAGCCAAACTACCTGGACCAGAACTAGGACTCGTAGGTACTGTGCAGTATACGGGTGCGCAGGTGTCAGGATACCAGCGGGCTAAGAATGTTAGGACGCAGCGGCGACACCAACTTAAGCTAGCACGAGCGCAGGCTGCAGTAGACAAGCCACCGCGCCAGGGAGAGGACATATAGTGGCTAACGCAACCAACACTTGGGCGATGCCGACAGATGTACTAAACATCACCGGTCAGGTTGTGACTGCAGCACAGGTGCAGCTCGCAGGCTCAATCATTGATCTGTTTACTGGACGGCCGTATTCGTTCAACTGGACGGATCCAAGTTCGCAGACGGTAATCGATTACAATTGGTTCGAGAATGTTGGTGCTACGGATTCGTACTACCTGAATCTCGCCGTTGTCTATCAGACGGTCTGGATGGTGCAACAGCCTGACCTGTACACGAGGCTTGAGCTGGATTCGGTTCAGACGATGCGTTCGCCGATCAAGCTGAACAATGACAACGCGCTAATGATCGGGCCGCTAGCTCGTAAAGCGCTATCTCGAGTCTCCTGGCTACGCTCTCGTGCCCTGCATGTGAGGAGTCCTTTCGAGGACCTGTACGCTGCGAACTCCGTCAACTTCGGAGAATTTATCTTTCCTTGGAGTCCGATCGGTGGGTACGGAGGTGCGCCAAGTGGTCCGGATTACTAAATTCACACCAACGCGGCGATTCTGGTCGATCGGATGGGCTAGACATCAGGGTCACGTCGTCGGAGTCAGCGTAGCTAGTCGTAAGTCTGCTGTCATGATAGATTGGATAGATATGACATGTACGCGATAGCCAATACGACGGTAACTATACTGCGCGGTACGATTCCGGATAGTTTCGGCAACATAGTTGATGACCCTGCACCTATCGCAACGCACGTGATCGCGTTCATCAGTCAACCGACTATGAGCCCTCTGCGTCCAATCGTTCTAGGTAGCACGATATACGAGCCATCTTCGCCGGATCCAAGTACTGCTCGACTGTCAGCTTGTACGCTACCGTCAGGTACGGATGTGCGGAACTCAGATCAGATCTTTGACGAGTTCACTAAGCTGTTGTACGAGGTGTATCAAGTTACGATGCTGGGTAATGCTGGCGCGACACTTGACCTGATTTTGACGCTGAAGCGAATAACGACGACCGAGCAGGCTTAGAAAGGTAGATGATGACTAATCTGAGTACTGTTATTGCTATTCTCGCGGGTGCAGTTATCGTGCTAAGCGGGCTAGCAGCCTTGACTCGAGCTATTTGGCGTTCCGCTCAGGACCTACGTGACAATAAGAATGCGACACTAGCAAATACGACCGCGATTGTGGAACTATCGACTAAGATGGACGGTCGGATTACGTCGCTTGAGGCGCGCATGCTTGAGGTAGAGCGGAAGGAGCGAGGAGAGATTTAATGAACATGACGCTCGCAGAAGTCATCGCGGCTCACGTGCAGCCGATCACGCACCACTATACGGAGCACTATCCTGAGCATGAAGGCCGTGTGGATGATCCTTGGCATGCAGATTTCGAGGAGTTCAAGCGTCGCCGTGTAGCCAATGATACGAGCTACTGCGACTTTGCACATACGTATCGTAGCGACTCTTCGGAATGTGACCTATCGACACCGCTGGAAGCGCATCACTCGATTATCGAGTTCGCACTGCAGAATGGTGTCGACATTAAGCTCCTGGAGCAGTTCTATCCAGGTGTTTCAACAATGGGAATCGGGAAGTGGATCGATTCCGACCAGAACCTGACGCTGCTCTGTGCTTGGCACCATCGCGGACATGGCGGAGTGCACATCGCAAGCGCGTCGGACTGGGAAGCATACCAGTTCGTGAAGGGACTGATCTCGTAGTGTACGCAGGTATCACGCCGACCAAGTTCGGCCGAAACAGGATCGTGGAGCAGCTCGATGCGGATCGTGCTCTTTTCCACTCCGACGAGACCCTGAAGGAGGTCAGCTGGACGATCCCGATTCCGGTTCTCGATCAGGAGGACCTGAACGCTCAGGGTATCGACACGCAGACCATGATCCCAGGAGCGCCGCGGGTCGACGCACTCGGCTCCTGTACTGCACAGGCTTCGACAGCACACATCGCACAGCTGTCAGCAACGGCCGACAAGAACCTCGAGAATCTCGAGATCGGCTTCGGAGGCAAGGTCTGGCGTATGGCTCCGGCTTCGGCTTCAGGTTCGGCGCAGATCAACGAGCAGTGGGCGATCGTGTTCTACCATGTCGATACCGATCAGACCAAGGTCGCCAACCAGGAATGGCCTCCGACGGACTGCGGCTCGACTGGACAGTACTGTTGCGAGCTAGCAGTCAAGAGCGGTCTGGCCAAGAACTACATCGTCCCGCATAACGTCCAGGGAGCGCTGCTAGCGCTACAGTCCGGGACGGTCATGCAGGGCTCACCCTGGTTCAACTCCTGGTTCCAGCCTGATGCAGATGGTTTCGTCGATGGAGACGGTTCCGTCGATGCGCTCGAGGAGGCTATTCAGTCGGGCATCGCAGGCGGTCATGAGACTCTCGAGCACGCGATCCTCCAGCTGGCGCAGACGAGTACGGGAGTAGTCGAACTGCAGGACACCATCATCGGGGTGCGCAACTCGTGGAGCGGCGCGTTCGGTCTCAAGGGCGACTACCTGATTCATGCATCGACGCTGGATCTGCTCAGTTCGCACATCGACTACAAGCAGCTAGTCGTGTAACATGAATAAGGTGAAGCTCCTGCTGGAGTGGGTATTCGATCAGTTCATCTACCCGATCTGGCAGGCGATCTTTCCATCGAAGATCGATGGTCACGATCCTGACCCAGACAACCCTGGGTTTAGGCGAGATGGGTATCGTGACGCTGAGTCCAGCTCGCCGCGTTCCGACGTTTGAAGACCTGGAGCGGGCCGGTGACTATACCGGCCCGCATCCGGTCGAGTACCCTGAAGGGGAGCGGCAGTGTGTCTGGTTCTTGCTACCAATACATCAAGGTAAGGATCTGTTCGATCATGCCTCAGAAGGTAGCGGGGTTCATGGAGTAACTGCTCCTCCCTGGACGTTTCGCGAATGTACTGATGGCTCGTTGGAGATCCGAGCTTCGATAGGCTGTGGTATGCCGCCTTACTACTGGCATGGTTACTTGGATGAAGGTAACGTCTGGCGTCGAGTGTAGAAGTCTATTAGTAGCCTTTATTATTTAAGGTGAGTATCTAGTCTTTTCATTGTGTCCTATGCTATAATTAGAGTGAGAGCAGAAGAGCTTAGCGGTGGTAGACACTAGGAGCTTGGATGCGCCACAGAACGTCGAGGGATGTGGCAAGTGCAGGTTTATCTTGATGCGAACGCAATCGGGCATGTAGAGGCTGACATTGAGGAGTTTCTCGATGTGACCCTTGGACCGCTGATCACCGCGGATGCGATTCGTTACGCACCGAAGCATACTGGAGCCCTCGCTGCAGGTATCGGCTACTACGCCGACTTGACCAAGCTCATCGTGTTTTCAGCTGCAGACTATACACTCGATGTCGAATTTGGGCACCGAGTGTTTCATCGCTTTACTGGTGTTGCCGGTCCTGAGATGGTTCTCGAGGAGCCATTTCTGCGACCCGCGCTGTATAAGTACCGCTCACCGGATGATCCTGACGGGACTCCGCCGCTCATTGCGCCAGGCGTGCAACACACCGGTCGGCCAACAACCCTTGAGTCGTGGATCGCTCGACACTCGGCTTCAGCGCAAGCCACTGCACGCCGCGCTGCGCGTCGACGGAATCCTAATGGCTAATCATCCCAACTCAGAGCTAGTCGCGATGGCCTGGATAGCAAGCATTCCAGGCTTCAATACTAGTATGGTTGCCACGCAGCCTCCGGTTGAGCAGAACTGGCCGCTGAACAGTGACAGTGTCGGACAGTTCGTTACGGTGGCGACGATCGGTGGAACGCCGATGCTCGGCATGCCGATTGCTCAGGCTGTTATGGAGATCAAAGGCTGGGCGACGAAACCAGGTTCGAACAAGCCTCCCTGGTTCGCAGCGAATGATTTGCTGCAGCGTATTTGGCTCGCGACGTATAGCAAGCAGCCTGGTGTTTTTGGGCGTGCACTGACAATCCAATCAGGAAACGTTACGTACAATCCTGCGAGTGCGACTGAGGCTGTCGTGCATGCTGAGCCGCGACGGATTTATAGCGATCCGCGAAACTGGGCCTGTTACTCAATGGACATGAGCTTCTCTTGGCGGGAGGCTAACCTAGTAATTCGATAGTAAGGAAGTCGTGGCGGACGCTTAGGATAGGAGGTTGACGACAATGGCGAACAGGAAGCCGCAGATCCGAATTAAGCATCCAGGAGCGCTAACGCGTAAGGCGAAGGCTTCTGGAAAGTCTGCACAAGCGTACGCGCGCCAGGTGATGTCCGCCAAGAAGGGGAAGTATCCAGCTCAGACTCGTCGCCAGGCGAACTTTGCCTTGGTAGCGGCCAAGTGGAGCAAGCCGACTGCAGGCTCCGCTAAGGCAAAGACAGCTGGCCGTAAGGCTGCAGCGACTCGCAGGAGGCGAGGGTAGATGGCAGGTATTCTTGCGCTTGGACCAGGAGTTTCGCCTGGGTATCAGGCTCTTGTTGGAAACGGTGTAATCAACCTGACTACACTGTCGCTCGCCACGCTTGGTGCTAACACAGGCGTAACCTTCCCGAACATCCCAGGCTCCACGCTAGTGGTAACCAAGACAGTCACCGGCGACCCTCTCGCTACGATCCAGCCTGGAGCTACGATCCTAGGCTTCCAGGTTGCAGCTATTGGGTTTACGGAGGCAGTAGCGGGTAACCTGTACTTGCTCGGGCCGTTCTTTACGCTCGACGCGAACGCAGGTACTGGCCTGGTTCAAATCAACTTCGCGACGCCTGCAAACGTCGCCGGGATCGCCGTGCTCCAGTCCGGCGGCGTCTACTAGCAGGAGGGAAACGATTAGATGACTATACTTGCCCTCGGGCCGGGTGTCGCAGGATATCAGCAGATGGTTGGGAATGGTGTAGCCAACCTGACGACACTGTGTGTGACACCTCCAGGAGGTACTACCGCAGTAACGTTCCCAAACATCCCAGGCTTCACGCTGGTTGCGGTCAAGACCGTTACAGGCGATCCAGGTCTCACGGTTCAGCCCGGCTCGACGATCCTCGGAGAGCAGGTAGCAGCACTCCCGTTCGCTGAGGCGCTGTTCCCGGATACCTATATCCTCGGTCCGTTCTTCACGCTCGACGAGAACGTGGGAACGGCTCTTGTTCAGCTCAACATCACAACGCTCGCGAACTTGTCCGGGATCGGCGTGATTCAGTCCGGCGGCGTTTACTAGAAGGAGGTGTGATACATGGCATACACAGGAGTCACTCCTGGTAACGTCGTTCAGGGACCTGCAACGATCTATTGGGGGCTGTCCCTCGGGGTCACCGAACCGCCGTCCGTGAACGCTGCGTTGCTGACTGATCCGGATAGCGCTGGTGGCTCCGGGTGGAACGACTTCGGCGCAACGATGGGCGGCGTCTCATGGGACGTTGCGTATACGTACGGCCAGATCAAGGCAGACCAGATCATCGATCCAATCGGCGCGCGGCTTACTGGTCGCACGATCACGGTCACTACGTCGTTGCTCGAAGCGACGCTGACTAACCTGCAGGTCTCGATGAACCAGTCGGGCACGCTCAGCGCAGGTGTCGGAATCACAACGTTCGACCCGGGTGGAGCAATCGCTGCTCCCGGACCTGTGACGCCTCAGCTGACCCAGCCGCAGTACAGCGCGGTACTGATCGATGGTTGGGCTCCTTCGCTCGCGAGCGGCGCGGCTGCGCGTCGACGCTTCATCCTGCGCAAGGTGCTCAACGATGTCAAGGCGACTGCGAAGTATGACCTGACTACTCAGTCGGTGTGGGCCTGCACGTTCACGTGCTACTACGTGAGTGCGGCTAAGTCGCCATTCATCGTTCAGGACCAGACTGCATAGGAGGACTACATGATCGTACTCGGTGCGATCCTGCTCATCATCGGCTTCGTGCTCGGGATCTATATCCTGATCGTCGCCGGAGTTATCCTGCTAGTCATCGGACTAGTATTCCTACTTCTTGGTCGGTCCGGTCGTCCGGTCGGCGGCCGCGCTCACTGGTTCTAGAAAGGACGGCTTCGAAATGGCGGACACCAAGTCTAAGTCGAAAGACATCGACATCATACCAGGTGATGTCGATGTCCTTCGACTCTCGACCAAAGACGAGTCTGAACCGATTGAGATGGTGACGCTCTTCGAGATCGACGATACTACGTATCAGGTCCCCAAGAATCCTTCACCTACCGTCGGTCTGCGGTACTTGAAGATTTGTAAGACTGAAGGACCTGAAGCTGGAGCGTACTATCTCCTAAGCAACATGCTTGGAGAGCAGGGTTACGAAGCCCTCATGGATTACGAACAGCTAACTCAGGATCAGTACGACTTCATTCTGACAGCTGCGCTCCGTATCGCGACTGGCAAAACAGAACGCCCAAAAGGGAGGAACCTCCAGACTGGGCCATTCGGACGGCCCAGCTAATATGGATCCTCGATTGTCTGGACAGCGTTTGCAGCGACATGAATGCGCTACACCGTATTCGAGACATCAAGAAGCTCGACGGGCCAACGTTCTTCCGTCTAGCGTATAGACTACCAGCTTATGAAGGTGCTGCGCGACTAGATCTCGAAGGCTGGCTCGAAGAACTGAATACGGAACTTAACCCAGAGAAGTCGCTTGATGAAATCAGGTCGGAGCTGTACGGGAGCGCTCCGAGAAGACCTCACGAGGAGAGCGTGGTGCAGACAGACTCGACACGCGTGGCAACTCTAGAGGAACTGCAGGCTGCTGGTCCGGCGATGCCAGCTCTGCAACAGAACGTACCTATTTTTGAAGTCGTTAGGTGCACTGAGTAATATGGCCGCAGGATTCAAGGTCGCACAGGGCTACCTCGAGGTTGATGTCGATTACGCGACTCTTGACGCGGGTATAGCAGGTATTGAGGCGCGCCTGGCAGCAATCAGGAATCTAGCGATTGACGCGAACCTGCCTACGGGAGCTATCGACGCGGCTATTGCGGACATTACGGCCAAGCTGGCTACGCTTAAGTTGAAGACGCTAGCCATCGGCGGTATCGATCAGACCGAGCTGAACGCGTCGCTCCTTGAAATTCAGGCTAAGCTAACCGCGTTCACTGATACTCACGGCCTCGATATTCGCACGACAGGAATCAGCGACGCGATCTCTCAGTTGGCGGCTCTTAGGGTCGCGGCTGATGCGACGACTGGTACTGAAGGAAGCGGTACAGGTGGTGGTACAGGCTTTCTAGGTTTGGCTGCGGCGCTGCTAGGGTTCGGAGGCGTCCGAGGAGCATTGGGTGCGCTGACGGCTCAGATCCCTCTATTTGGCGGAGCGCTTGCAGGCGTCCCATTCTTGACCTCAGTCGGCGGCTTCCATCTTCTGGCTGACTCGATTCTGGAAGTAGGAGCGGAGCTTATTCCAGCTGCAATCGCGCTGGGAGCTTTCGGCGTAGCGGCGTCTAGTACTGTCAGTGATATTGTTCATCAAGAGCAAGCGTTCCTCACTATCACGACTGCACTTGGTACTCAGTTTCCTGGACTATCTAAAGGGTTGCAGACCTTTACTGATTCCGTCAAGCCGGAAGTATACGTGCTGTTCGGTGAAGCACTAGGCGTGATCAATTCACATACTAGTACGTTCCAGCAGCTGGCAACAGGCGCAGGTCAGGTCCTGGACAATCTGGGTGCGCGTGCTGCGCTAGCTCTAGGCGGTAATGGACTTGATGGGCTGATCGGCAAGGGTGTTAGCGACCTGCAGACACTAGGCAATATTGTCGGGAACGTCTTTGGTATCTTCGGCAACATTCTGAAGACGCTACCGGGTTACGCGCAGCTGCTCTTTGCTGGACTGCAAGATGCTACAGGTGCATTGGAAGCGCTAACAGGCAACTCGCTAGTGCAGGGTCTCTTGAGTATCGGTCTAGCTCTCCATGGAGCAGTGCTCTGGGGCGGACTTGCCGTTACGGGCTTGATGCTTCTGCAGACACCGATCATGAGTATCGTAGGTTGGGTCGGCGGAGCTATTAATGCGCTGGTAAAGTTCGGCGTCATGTTTAGCGTCGTTGCAGCTCAGGAAGGTATTCTGGCGGCTGCCACTGCTACGCTTGAGGGTGTGATGGCGGCGCTCGCGGCAGTGAACCCGTTTGTCTGGGTTGCGATTGGAGTCGGAGCGCTCATCGGGTTGGTTTTTTGGCTGTCTAATACTAAGACGTCGGCACAGCAGTCAATGGATGCGATTAACAAGCTGGCAGAAAGTGCAACGTCGTTTCCGCTGGTTATGATGGCGCTAACTAACGGCCTACAGCAGACGAACCAGCAGCTGCAGCAGACGCCGCAGTACATCCAGGTTACGACCGTTGGCATGCATGGTCTGAGTCAGACGATTACAGAACTCAATCCGCAATATACAGGACTTGCAGGGAATGTTAAGGCACTGAGTGGTGAGATCTCGACTCAGAGTTCACGTCTAGATCAGCTAAACAAGATTACCGGTAGTGCAGCAACTACTCAGCAGGATCTGCAGTCTATTGGAGTCAAAAATCTAGACCTGGCAACTATGTCAGCTAGTGCGTACAAGATCCTGGTTGAAGAAGTTACCGCATATGCTACAGCGACTACCCAGTTGGCAGGATATCAGAGCGGTCCAGCTGCAGCAGCTCAGAACGCGCTGACAAATCTGTATATGCAGGAAACAGTGCCCGCGATCCAGAAGATCACGCAGGCTGAGACGCAGCTGATGACCGTGATCACGGGAGGACAATCGGCGTTCGACTCGTTCGAGCTAAACCTTGCGGCTATGAATACGAACCTGAGTGCCGCCGAGGCTGCAACAGGTTCAGTAACACACAGCTTCGATGGCGTGACATCAAAGGTATCCGCTGCAGGTGCGGCTATGGCTGGAACTTCTCAGGCAAGTTACACACTGAACCAGGCATTCTACGGACAGGTTAACGCGGCGCAGCAAGTTGTCGATGCATTGGCGGCGCAGAGCATCTCGACGAGTGATATGTCTAAGGTTGTCGCCACTACTGTTGGACAGATGTTGCAGTTCGCAGGTAGCAACACAGCAGCGCGCTCGACACTTGTGGACTTGATCAACAACGCACTTGGTCCTGGAACTGTCACGCTCAAGAGCTTGAACCAGTGGGTCGGAACTAACTCAACGTCATTGGGTACGATGAATGGAATCATTGGTGATTCAACAGTCAAGGCTGGCGGACTGAATGGTGTTTTGTCGACGACGCTGAAGAACATGCAGGCTATTGCGCTGCTTCAGGCGGAGGGTGGTCAGCAGGCATGGAATATCTTCACGTCGGACATTGAGAAGGGTACGACGAATAGTCAGGGCTTCACGACTGCTACTCAAGAGGTCATAGCGCAGCTGGTTACTCAGTCAAACAATAGTCTACCCGCTGCGCAGCGTGCCTTCGAGAATTATGCAGAACAAGGTCTAGGACTAACTAAGACGCAGGCTGACGCGCTCTGGAAGACGGACCTGCCTGGGATGCAGGCTGAGATTGATTCGCTGCACGGCGCGTCGTTGGGTGTTAATGTTGCTGGTTCAGGTTCCGGAACTATTACGATGACGGAGCAGGGTATCAAGAATGCTCAGACAGGCTATCTAGAGTTCCATGCATCAGGTGGTCCTATTCGTGGCTTTGGTGGACCGACGCAAGATAATGTTCCTGTACTCGCCAGCGTGGGCGAATATATGGTGAATGCCGCAGCGGTCAATAAGTACGGCGTCGGATTGTTTGAAGCACTGAATGCACAGAAGCTTGCTCTGGGCGGTTCTATTGACTATTCGAGCTTCCAGAACGCGGTTACTATGGCTAGTGGCGCGGAGACTAGTGCGGCTACTAGTACAGAAGGTTCAGCAGCGCAGGCCATGATTGCGGACATGAAGGCTAAGATACAGGCACAGGCAGCAGCGGCTGCTGCAGCCGCCTTGACAGCCGCATCGTCGTTTATTGCTTCAGGTGGAACATCCGGTGGAATTATTCAAGCAATGATGACCACTATGGCAGCAGCTCGTGGCTGGACCGGTGCGCAGTTGACTGCGCTGCTGGAAGTAGAATCCCGTGAAGCCGGATTCAGTATGACTGCACAGAATCCAACCTCTAGTGCCTACGGTCTAGCGCAGTTTATTAACGGACCCAGCGAGTATGCACAGTACGGTGGCAACTCTACTACAGCAGCTGGACAGATCACTGCGATGCTGAACTATATTGCGCAGACTTACGGTACTCCAGAAGCCGCCTGGCAAAGCGAATTGACTCGCGGCTTTTACGGAGCTGGAGGGTATCTACCGCCGGGACGATCAGGATACGTCGGTGAGTCTGGTATGGAAAGGATTACCGCAGTGCCAGGAGGAGGTACTAGAGTAACTCCTATGGGTGGAGGCGATCTAGGCTCCAGGCTCGATACACTAATCAATCTGACCCAGACGCTGATTAATACGACTGCAGCTGTTCCCAATGGAATTGGTAGTAGAGTGGGCAATGCGATGATGGTTGGCGGAGCGAGCACATCAGCCCAGATGCGTTATGGTCGAAGGGGTACATGAGGTGGGTAGCTCACTCATAATCTCGAACCAGATTGAACTCATGGGTGAAGTTCAGTCGACGAACCCTCTATGCCTAGGAACGATATTTAGGGTCGAATCGAGTACTACCGGGCAGCTCAATCTAGGTGCACCCCAGCCGACGACCGACTTTGTAGCATCATTGCTCTTGGACGGTGAGCGTCCTTTCGGTAGGCGATCTAGTAACCGTACAATTACGCTTCCGATATCAATAACGGCACCGACTCCACTAGCACTCGCGGGTGCGCTCGAAGTATTGCAGGGCGCGGTCGACCAGGATATGTGGACGCTGCAGTGGACGCGTGATCCATGGAACGGCACGCCTCTGCCGCTACTCTTCGACTGCTTTCGCGCTCAGCCGTCTGTACCAGTCTACAACCTGATAGACAATGCGCAGTCCTACGCGCAGATCTTGTTGACTATTCCAGCGCTTCCCTATGGCCGTTCGAACGTGCGACAGCAACTGTCATTTGCATCTCCGATACCCGCGTCGCCTCCTCCGCCTCCTGCACCTGTAGTACTAGACAACTACTCCACGATCGCTAGTGAGCAGTTCCAGCAGTCGACTCAGTGCGTAACCGGGCCGCATTCAGGCTTTTGGGATCCAGACAGTTTCGGAGACCAAGGTGGCCGGGTAACTGAACTGGCCTATAGTTCGATCTTTACTAGCACGCTAAATCTATCCTCGATGACTTCGTTGCAGTTCTACTTGGGTCTAGGTACGCGTTACTATCACAACCTAGAGCATGATGGAGTAACTGAAGGCGTAGCCGTTACTATAACGTTGCAGGACGCTTCGGGCAACCTGCTTTCATTCACCCGCAGCAACTTGCGAGTGCCTGTAGCTCCGGTAGTCACATCTCCATGCTTTACGTTGATAACTGTTCCGATCCCGCAGAACTCTACTGTTTTTGAATATAACGCGGTAGTCGGCTATAGTATGCAGATTACCAATAGGTGTGATGGTGGACTACCGAGATTCTCTTGGGTCTCAGCGTACATCGATGCGCTAACCGCGTACCCGTCGACGCAAACTGCGACACCTGTTACACGTAGTACCATTATAACCATTTACGGACTAATAGGTACTGCTCGAGCACCGATGGCGCTATCGTTTCAGCAGCTGCCAAGTGCTGGCACCGTAACAACGATTACTACGTCTGGGGTCGGAACCTATACAGTACCTGCCGGTACCGCTTATGCTAAGATGGAGGCTTGGGGAGCTGGAGGTCCTGGAGCCTCTGAGACAGGCGCCGGACTAGGTGGTGGCGGAGGCTCCGGTGCATACTCGCGAGAAAACGTCTTTCCTTGCTCGCCTGCCGATGTAGTTCCGTATAGTGTCGGTGCCGGTGGTACGCCAGGTAACAATGGCGCAGCTACGTACGTCGGCCCTGGTCCTGCTAGCCCTCTGGTTGTGAATGCCACTGGCGGACAAGCCGCCGCGCAGAACTCAACTATCGGCGGTCTAGGCGGACTAATATCAGGCAACTCAGTGAGCTTCCCAGGAGCACAGGGGCGCACGGCGTCGGGAAGCGTAGGCGGCGGTGGCGCTTCGTCTGCTGGGCCAACTAGTGCAGGTCAGAGCCCTATAGGAACCTCCGCGGTCATCCTGACGGGTAGCGGTAACTGGACGGCTCCGCTAGGCGTGTCGCAGATTTACGTTGAGTGCTGGGCTCCTGGAGGCTCAGGCGCCGACGGCTCGAGTGGCACTAACGGTGGCGGTGGAGGTGGCGGCGAGTATGTTGCTGCGTTCGTTAACGTTGTCGGAGGCAACTCTTACGCGTATGCGTGTCCTGCCGGCGGCGCGCTAGTTAACGGTAACGGCATTAATGGTAATCCAGGAGCAGGCCCTACGACATTCGCAGGTGCTAACGGATCCGTTGTCGCGTATCCCGGACTTGCCGGACTATCGCGAGGGTCAGTCGGAGGTAGCGGCCTAGGCGGATCTGGAGGCAGCTTCTCTGGTGGGCCTTATGTTGAATATCCAGGAGGCAATGGAGGTCCTTCGCAGCCGTACTCTGGCTCCGGAGGCTCGAGTGCTGGTCCTGGCTCAGCCGGTAACAATGGTAGCGGCTATGGTGGTACTACGCCTGCTCCTTCGGGAGGTGGCGCTGGCGGCAGCGGTTCTGGCGCTAACGGCAACCCAGGCGTATCCGGTTCTACTCCCGGTGGTGGAGGCGGCGGTACTTACTTCAACAACGTGAACACCGGTGCTGGTGCTGCGGGACAGATTCGTATCACTTATCCTGGAGGCGCACCAACTAACAACGGAGCGGCGGCAGTCGCTGGAGGAGGCGCTGGAGGTAACGGTGGCGGTTCGTCGAATACTCCAGGCAGCAACGGTTCATCTCCAGGAGGCGGTGGAGGCGGTGCGGATTCGGGTGGATCGTCTGAGACTGGAGGTACTGGAGGTAACGGCAAGCTAGTCATTACGCCCTATACCAGTGCAGCATTCAAGACACTTATCGTTCATAGGCCTCCACTAGGCTGTTCCGTGAACTACCAGCCGCTAGTATCAGTCGGTGCGGGCGGCGATGCCCCTGACGGCACGCATCAGTATACGATGCCGCAACCGTTTGCTAATGTCCCTGCAGACTTCGGTGGCACCTACACTATCTACCTGATCAACGATACATGGAACGGCTCTGGTTCAAGGACAGTATTCGTTACGGTTACGCAGTTTGAATCTGTTGGAGGCGCCAGTCATGCGATCTCCACAATCCCGGTAACGTTTGTGCCGTCGCAGATCGTTAACGGTATTCTAACAGCGGGTGTACTGACACTACCGTTCTGGAAGCTCGCGCCAGACAATGCCGGCGCATACTACACGGTTTCCGTGACAGACACGAACACGAGTGATCGGTTCTACGATTGCCTCTTCCTTGATACTCAAGGACAGTCGTACGTGATCAACGAGCCGTCGACCGGTTATATCAACTACTACATAGATATCCCAGACACAAACGTTAACGTCGGAAACGTCATGGGCAGCCAAGGAGGCCGTCCGAACGCGATTAGCGTACTCGACCATACGCTGGTTTCTGGAATAACGCCGTACGTCGAACCTGCGGATTGCATGAATACGTTGTTCGTCTATAGCGTAGACGCTGTTGCAGGCATCGCACTGTCGCTTGAGTATTATCCGCACTGGTTCTTCGATAGAGATCAGTAGAGGGGAGGACTGTATGGCAACTGGGCAGTTTGTAACCTCCTATCCTGCGTATCCAGGGACTAGCGTAGTTTCGATCGCCCCGCCGGATCCACGAGGCTGTCCCGGTAGCCTCATGTGGACGTTCGCCGTTCAAGGTACCCCATCCCTGAACAGCTACTTTATCTGTACGGTTGCTCAGGCGGCCTTGATTAAGGTAGGCGACAGGTTTACTAGCACCGGGTCGTTCGGCGGCCCGTTTACGGTAACTGGTATTAGTCTTCCCGCTTTCGGGGTCGTGAACGTATTTTTCTCGCCGAACGCTAGTTCGCCAATGTCGACGTCGGGGACGGTCACTGGATACTCTAGTCCCACGTGGCAGTATATGGGATCGCTCGGAACTGTAACAGCGCTGAATTATATTTCCACCTGTCCTGGTGGAGCCTTCTCAGCGTCCTGGACTTTGATGGTTCCGAGTACTTATCGTAACCAGATGTTCAATCCAGGTAACCTGGTACGCATCACGCGTGGAGGTCATCAGGTCTGGAGCGGCAAGCTTGACGAGCCTGTTTCTTCAACGAGCGGTTGGAACTTTACCGCTACCGGTGACGGTGTTCGCGGAAGTGACTTTGTCGCGTACTATACTAGCACTTGGCCGACTAGTGAGCCTGATCAGTCCATTAACAATGCAATCGGGCGCGGATTGCCATGGGTTAACCCTGGTGTTGGATCTCCGACAGGCATATGGCTTGGGCAAGAGGTGGATCCAGGCGCTCAGTTTATCAGTGACCTGCTGAATCTGATCTGTACACGAGGTGGTCTGACTTGGTTCGTTAACAGTCAGCCTGGCGGGCCACTAGGTAGTAGTCTGTCAGTATTCCCACTCCCGACGGCAGTTAATCGCCTGCTCGTTTGTACACAGCCTGTAGCGCGGACGCTCGGCGGCTATATTAACACGATCTTTATTCGGTATGAGGCGACGGCAGACAATAGCACGACGGGTGCTACGGCCGCTTACTCGGTTACTAGCGTGCAGAATACACAGTCTGTAGCTGTTCATGGAGTGATAGAAGACTACATAGACCTGTCTAGTGCGGGCGTGCTAACGTCGACGCAGGCTCAGGCAGTAGGCAATTACGTCCTGTCGGTATACCAGGCGGCAACGTTTGCTGGACCGTTCACGGCGAGCTATGGCCAGCTATTGACTCCAGGCGGGCAACCGATTGATCCAGGAACCGATCAAGCAGGCAACGTGGTACAGGTCATCGCTACGGACTACGGCTATGGTGGCGAGGTCACTCCGCAGTTCCCGATTACGTTCATTGTTGGCCAGTATGAATGGGACGACTTTGCACAGGTTGCCACGATAACACCATTCCAGGCTCTCAACCAGTCGATATCTGGGCTCCTGTCTATGGAAAGTACGATATTGACTCCTATTACCACAGCATCAGGCGGCTGACCAGGAGGTTACCATGAAGCAGATCATCATGCAGGCGGTTGCAGCCGTTCCTATCTTCTTGCTGCACGGTGTTGTGTTCTATGTTGCGCTATGCATCTATCTAATAGCCTCAGTGAATATCGTCGCGAATACGTCCAAGACGCGCGTGATTGAGCAGCGGCTTAACGCGCACGTGGTCGCGGCGGCCCCTGCGATCAACCTGGTCGCCAACGGGGGGACGATCGGCGGGAATTTGGTGGTAGCTGGCGACCACCACATCAACGGGACACTGTACGGAGTGAGTGGTACGCTAACCGTAGGCGACGGCATTCAGGCCAACAGCAATCTAAACGTGAACGGGGGAGCGGCTGTCGGTAGCGACCTGAACGTGTACGGTGGAGCGACAGTGAACAGCAACTTCAATGCCGCTGGAGGTATTACTGGAGCAGGCGGCGGGACGCTGGAGAATCCTAGCGCCTTTCACTCCTCCGGATCTATTGAGGCGGACGGAGGCTTCACCGGTAGCAACTTCTCTGGTAGCTACGCTGGTGGTCAGAGTACTCCCGGTGGTTATCCGGTTGCCGGCGGCGGTCCGTCCGCACCTAACACCGGAACTGCGAACATCCTGAACGCTATCGTTCAGGCCTGCCAAAACGCTGGTCTCATGTAAGAAAGGAAGTAGTCAGCATGCCGATGTTTGGTCAGCTCAACTCGTCGCAGACAGTGAATATAATTCAGCAGAAGCTCGTCGCGCTACGAAGCGCGTTCGAGGACTGCGAGGATACGTATCAGTGGCTGTCTGGCTACGCCCTAGCCGACCTGGAAGGCGCTCCGCTCAACCTGCCGTCCGACGATGCGCAAGCTATTCTTAACGCGTTCGCCGATACTCATGACCTGTGGATGACCTCACAGGGCGTGGCCGAATTCCCGACCGCGACGCTGCCTTACAACTTCATGGCATCGCAGCGCATGATACCCGGCGCGAGGTAGCGAGGAGAGAATCATGGCGGCGGACATACAAACAGATCCGACGAGACCGCACTTCGGGTTTACGCGGTATGGTCTACCAGTACATGCACGCGTGCTCGATCATCTGCGAGCGAAACCGGATGATCATCCTATCATTAAGGCCAACGCTTGGCTTGCAGTGAAGATCACGCAAGGCGTCGGCACGATGTGGTGCGCTTATGCCTTTGCGCTCTTCGACCTGCTTGCGTTGCCGACCGCGATTAATGGTGGCCTGTACGGTATTGTCCAGTGGGTCGCGTCATTCTTCCTTCAGCTCGTCCTGCTGTCCATCATTATGGTCGGGCAAGCGGGCCAGGCTAGTGCGTCAGATGCGCGAGCAGCCAAGCAGTTCGAGGACACCGAGGTCATTGTCGATCGCTTGGACTGTAATACTTCAGGCGGCATCAAGGATGTGCTAGATGCAATAGCAGCGCTTCAAGCGCAGGTCGTAGCTTCGCAGGCTAAGTAGGTGAACGATGGCAAACGGCGGTGCCGAGATGAGTCAGGGATCAGTGCCGGTTCCTGATCCGACTAAGCTGACTACGGATGCGGTAGACAAAGCTACCGATACGTTCCGTCGCGAGCTATCTTTTAACCGTGAGCTGATTGAAACTCGGCTGGCCGCGATGGACAAGGCCACTAAGCTGCTAGCTGACACGCTGAACCACGTGCCCACGGAAACGGATAAGGCCGTGAGCGCGCTACGCGAGCTGCTGGGTGCGCGAATCGACGGGATGGACACCGCGACGAGGCTGCTAGCCGATCAGGTAAACCAGATCCCTTCGGAGACAGACAAGCGCATCATCGCTCTGAAGGAGATCCTGCTTGGTGAGATCCACAATGTGCAGGACGTGGCGTCTGAGAAGTTCTCCGCGATCGACGGCACGTTCGGATCCAACGCCCTGGCGCTGACCGCGGCGCTCGCGGCACAGAAGGAAGCGGCAGCCGAGCAGAACAAGTCCAACACCCTAGCGATTAACAAGTCCGAGCAGGCGACGAAAGAGGCTAGCCTGGCGAACGTAGCACAGACCTCTAATAGCTTGGCGTCTCAGGCAGCTACCATTGCAGATCTAAAGGACCGTCTGGTACGACTGGAATCTGGTGGTCTAGCGTTGTCAGGTGCTCGTGCTGATCAGCGAGCAGACCGTGCTGAAGCTCGCGACGTCGGTTCGGTTGGGCGACTGAACATGAACACGATCTTCACCGCGATCTTTGCTGTTACTTCAGTTGTCACACTGATCCTATACATCACGAAGAAGTAGGAAGTCAAGGAGAACGGAAATGTCCCTACTCACGAAACTCGCCCGGTACAATAAGTTCATCGTCGCAGTTCTCGGTGCAATCTCAGTTGGTCTCACGACTTTCGGTCATGGCCAGCCATGGATCGCGACACTTCTAAGTGCCATTTCGGCGATCAGCGTCTACTTCGTACCGAACAAGCAACCAACCGTTCCCGTAGGTCCAGTATCAATGGAACTTCCGATACCGATCGTAATGTCAGGCGGTGTAATCGCTCCTTCAATCGAGAACACCCCACCAGTCCCGTAACAAGAAAGGCGGACAGCCATGAGTATGGCAATCGAACTCGCATTCGACGTCACAGCGTCGTTCTTCAATACCGTGCCTACAGGAGTGCAGCTAGCTGGGTACGTTACTGGCAGTTCAGATATTGTCTGGACCGCCGCGATGTTCGCATCCAAGCCCGGCTCTATCCATATCGATCAGTCTCCGAACAACACCGTACTTGATGAGCTAGCCGATATTCTCGACTTCGAGAACGGCGCCGCGACGCTGGCTGACCTCGTAGGTTGGGTGAAGGCTGCGCAGGCTAACTTCGCTGCGAACGCACGCCCGGGACAGCGCAAGCCGGCGATCTACTGCTCAGCCGACAGCCTCACGGACGTCGTTAATGCACTCATCAAGGGCGGCGTGACTAGCGGCGTCGGACTATGGATAGCCCACTTCGGCGTAACCGAAGAGGCAGCGATTGCAGTACTCGAGGCTGCTTCCGGTCCGTTCCCGGTTATCGGCTTCCAGTTCACGGATACAGGTGGGGGTGGGGACTATGACATCGACGTATTCTCCACCGACTGGTTGGGAACACAGTCCGGTATCGCCGGTAACACGATTGCTCAGGGATCGTCGGGTCCAGCCGTGCTCGCTGCGCAGCAGCGTCTGAACGTCTGGGGCGCAAAGCTTACGCCTGATAGTCTGTTCGGTACCAGTACGTTCGAGGCTGCCAAGGCGTTCCAGACCAATAGGAAGCTCACGCCAGACGGCATCGTCGGTACCGATACGTGGGGCGCGCTCGAGACGGCACCGAACGATCCTCCGCCCGTATCTCCGACCGCGACTCCGGCGCCGAAGGGGCTGAGGCAGACAGTTCAGTCGACCGCGGCGGCAGCTGCGCTCTCGTGGCAGACTGTTGCGGCTGCGACGGCTGGCTACCACCTGCAAGTTGAATCCTATAAGCCTGGATTCGGCTGGGTGCTGAGCATCGACAGGGTCGTACCAGAGACCACAAGTAGTGAAGCCCTCGCGCCGCGGACGCAGTATCGCTGGCGAGTCGCCGTGAACAACACGGATCATGTTTGGTCGGGCTGGGGATCGTTCCAGACGGCTTAGTAGACGCCCGGCCTCCTCTCCCGTCCGCCGAGAGGAGGCCGGGTTCCTTGCAGGTTAAGCGCGGGCTATGCGGAGTGTGCGGCGTAGCGTCATCCAGACGCTACGCCGCATCGTCGGCATCGGTCGTGTTGGAGGCTTCCAGGCTGTTGCCGGCATACCTGGAACGTACCGTTTTAGTGGTTGAGTATCACGGTAGTGCGGATGCGCCATCCAATGAAACGGATCATCACTCATCGCTCTCCTAGGTCTGGGGAGTCCGGGTTCTTTACTAATGACCGTTCTGCATCAAGCGTTCGGCTTGTCCAAACCATACTCCCGCTACTCTCCAACGCCAATCTGCAGTCGGGATGTCGTTGTCTACTTGACAGTCTAGGGCGTGCTCAATATGCTCGCACGCAATCTCTATACACTGTTCAAGAGGCGTACGCCCCTTGCCGTCTTTGATCATAGGACTAGGCTAATACATAGACCTATGACCAATCCGATTAGGAAGGTCTGGAAGTAGTTCGGCCTCAAGGATCGATCCAGTTGCCGTTTGAGTATACTTCCAGGAACGTCGAGCCCACAATCGTTACAGGCTTCGAGGTAAACCTGCAGTGGGAACCTCCGAGTATCTGTAGTATGACTTCCTCGACCTGGAATTCAGGTGGGAAGAGATCGTTGGACAGGGCAGTCACTGTCCCGTACATTATGCCATCTTGAGTGTTCAGGATTGCGCGGCCTTGCATACTGGTATTAGTAGCGGGGTTGATAACGAGCACTGCTCCATCGTAGCTAAGATCCATTGCCTAATATACCTCCTGGAACATCGGCGGTTTCCATAGTACAAGCTCGACAGGCTCTGCTCGCTTGCCGTCTATCCAATCTTCGAACTCAATCATGTCGCCCCAGTTGCGACCGACTTCTACGTCCGTTATGAAAGGCACATAATCGCCGCATACCGAGTAAGCAGATTCGATCATGCGCTTACGCATCAGATTGCCTACGTACTCAACGTTGTCTTGATGCGTCTCGAAGTACAGAGCGTCATGAATGGTATTGCGACACCAAGCGGTACCTTTAAGTTCCGGGCGGAGCCAGGTGAAGGCCTGAAGGCATATGTCCGATCCGATCGACTGCGGATAGAATGCCATTCCTTCGTTCTCGATTTCCTTCCGGTTCTCGTCGGTAATTAGATTGAACCGACGTCGGCGTCCGAAGGGTGAGATGAGATCGTCACCGTGCAAGGCAGCCCATTTAACCTTCTCACGGAATTCTACGATGCGAGGAATGACCCTAAAGAAGTCTCGATACATAGCCTGAGCGTCGCGAAGCGGAATGTCTAGTTCGTCGGCAATTGACTTAGCTTCTCTACCGTAGGCTAGACCGTACACGAACGCCTTAATAACGATCCGCTTGTCCTTCTTGGATGCTGATGCTAGTCTGTACGAACGTTCTGGTCTGACGACTGGGAGCAACTCGGTGAACAAGTCACGAGAAGGATCCCGGAAGATCTCCGCGAAGTAAGGCTCTTGAGCTAGCCAGGTCAGCACGCGCAGTTCAAGCTGACCGTAGTCGGCGCCGATGAGAACATGATCAGGCTTGGCGACCTTGTACTGACGGCGTAGCTTGTCTCCTCGCGGGATGACTTGCAAGCTAGGCCTCTTCTGTGAAAGTCGACCGGTATTAGTACTATGTAGCATGATCGTTGGATAAACACGACCGCGATAAACATACTTGCGGAGTCCTGAGACATAAGTCCCGTCCAACTTGCTGGCTTTACGGTGCTTCAACATCGTTTCAAGAAAGATAACGGCATGATCTTCGGTGTCAACTGCGACTACCTCAGGTCCGATAGCATTCGTGCTAGTATGATCGACCTTGCCTTGCAGAACGGTACGGTGCTTCTTCTTGCCCCGCTGATCCTTAGCTGCTTCGAACATTAGCATTAGGGCTTCGGCGTCGGTTGTCTCCGCCATGACACCCTTAGCGTTCTTCTTCTTGGGTATAGGAATGTGCAGGTCGCGCAGTACATCCTTGACCTGCATCGGCGATCGCGGATTGAACTGGCCAACGATGCTGAACATGGCTTTTTCGTAGCCTGCTAGTTCAGCCTTGTACTCTTTCTGAAGCTGACGATTATAAGGCAGGTCGACCGCGAAGCCGTTTAGCTCGGTGTAGACAAAGTTCGTTGCGGCATCGCAGAGGAAGTCATGCAGGTGTCGTAGTCCCCAATACTCACCGTCAGCTCTAGGCCTGATGGGTGTGGGATGGAGTACGTCCTCCCGATCGATCTCTGCATCGAAGAAGTCATTGAGCTCCCATGTACATACAACATCGTAACCGTTGTAGCGATATAGGAGACGTCGAGGGATGTGTCCATAGTTACCGCCTTTGGGAATGTACTGAGACAGGAATTCATCATAGCGCGGCGCGCCTAGCTTTTCAATGGCATTGTATTTCAGGCCGTGAATGCCTCGTCTTTCATCGAGGACGTAAGACTTAAACATGGTATCTTGACTGATTTTCAGATCAAGGAAACCGATGGGGTGTAGTCCACCTAGGTCGAACTTGCCGTTCTGCAGGATCAGTTCTGACTCTTTAAGCCAAGCAGCCAATTCGGTTAGAAACTCTTTAGACTGGCATGCCTTCTCGCCAAAGACGATACCGACACCTTTCTGCACGCAGACACCTATGCATAGCATGCCGAAGTGATTAGCATGTTCATACGATTTTTCCTTGTCTATGGCCACCTCTATGTCGACAACTACCTTACGAAACTTACGGCGCAGCACTTTAACAGCTAGTAGTGCTCCTCGCTCCGAATCGAGAATGCGAACTGTCGGCTCTTCCCACGGAGGCTGGTTAGTCACGAGCTTCTGGATGTCGTTTGCCATCGATGGGAAGGAAGCAGAAGACCGGAGACACGCAGCCGGATGGAAAGTGGGAATGATCTTTACGCCTGGAAGTTCTTCAGTTTCACGATACGGTCCAACACGGAGTGCTGTGATTCCTGTCTTAGTACGTAGCAGTGATTGCGCGGCTGAGTTTCCCATCGCCACGATACTCGTAACGCCGTGTTGCTTGAGCTCAGTCAATAGTCGATCGCGGCAGGATGATATGGCGGCTGGTGGCGGAGTAAAACTAGGGTTGTCTCTAGACGTGCAAAGGCAGGCATTGGTAATGAACATCTCGTCGCGCTTTAGATGAAACGCCTGCAGAGTTTTGTCTAGCAGCCTGCCTGAAGGACCTATGAATGGCCGACCGTACTTGATCTCGTTACGACCTGGATTCTGACCAACAAGGCCAATTTGAGCGCGGTCGGGTCCGAAGCTAGGTACGAATCCAAAGTCTGGAGTATTCAGCGGGCAGGTTTCACACTTGGCGAGAGGGTGTCGACGTTGCGACGTCGCGGCGACCTCAGTCATCTGTATCCTTATCTGGAATGTCTACCATGAACAGCGGCGGTCGTATAGCTTCCTTGCCATGCTCTTCGACATGTGTTGTCAATTCTCCAGATTCGAGTAGCCGACAACATAGTAGACACCATAGCGCCTTAGACATGACATTGAATCTACCTTCCTAGAATTCCACCCTATGTATAGCTACCCCACCGCTCAGACGAATCGGGTCATAAGTCAGACCGAAATTGCCGTCGCGATAACGCACTACGCCAGACCAGATCCCGTAAGTCTTAAGCGTCTCGATGCGCTCGAAGGCTGCTATCTCGGAGCCATAGCGTTTGGCGTCGTACTTGTTAACATTCGTCGGTCGACCGGATCGGTCGACCGAGGTAGTCCCATTCAAAATCATCTTCCGCTCTATGTGGCGTGTCTTCTTGATGTTCGTTACGGATACAAGTCCGTTCAGTATCTTTGTATCGGACGCCGCAGTTTTCACCCCAGGTCAGCAGGTCTTCTAGCTTTCTCAGTAGGGCGCTCCATGATTCGAATTAGTTGGTAGGTCGCTTCCTATAACGCGCCGGACTTCCTCCTCAAGCTGCTTGACACGCTCGGCTGCGAAGGTGTACACCTTGCGCATATCGTCGAGCTCGGACTCTCCAGGCTTGCGACCCATACGGAGCAGGTATGCTACCATTGAACCACGCCAGTAGTCTAGGTCGAATTCCTTGATTACGGTCCACGCATTTAGACCGCCATCTGTCTGGTAGTAATCAGGATGGTGCAATGCTGGAGTAAGACCGTCTGGAATAATAGGTTTACTCACTTGGTCCACCTTTCGATTGGAGTACGCCCCCACTCGTCGAGCATACGAATGTTTTGCTCCAGTAGGTTGCGGTTGGGAAAATCTTCCGAAGTGAGCTGAAAGTAGTTATCTGGTCTAGGAACCTTGGTGATTCCAATACCCTGGATCGAATATCCAGCATGTGCGAATGAGAATGGCGCGATCGTGTCTAGGCTTCGGATCAGTCCAGGAACCGATGCACAGTGTTGCAACTCTGTGGGCCATTGGTCACTAAGTCCAAGCAGGTGGATATCGTATCGATGACCGTAGCGACGCTTGATCTCGAGCGCGAGTTCGAAACGGGCTGTAGGATTACAGGTCTTGTAGCACACTGTCCTGCTGATAGAGATAGTCTTGACCTGGCGAGCTACATCCTGTGTATTCAGTTCTCCTACGAACGCAATAGCTTCGCGTAGGGTTCGTCCGTGAGCTACAGCTGCGATACGCGGCTTGGTATCATAGCGGAATTGAGGGTGAGCCGTATCCTGAAGTATCCCTAGGAACTCTGTGGTGAGCTCTAGCGTTCCGTATGCATCATAGAGGATATCTGGAGCAACAAGTTCAGTGGCTCCATATCGAGCGGCTACGCGAATGAGATCTGTCGGTGCTAGACGATCTCCTTCCCATGCGCCGTTATCCAGTAGCCATTGGGCACTGAGATTCTTCCAAGCATGGTTGTAGAACTCGACATAATCTGGATTCGGTCCTGCGGTTCCGTTGTTATGGACCAGCTCGCCTGCGAGAGCCATCTGGAACAGTCTGCCCTCGCAGTACTGTGCAGCGAGTGCTCCGGGTGGAATGAGCGCGATCTCGATAGGTACGGTCATTGGATTAGCTCCAGCGTAGGGTCAGGAAGATGTACGGTTTGGCCGAAGTCTGTGAAGGAGCAGTTCAGGTCGAAGCGTAGGATTTCGGTCATGCCATCAGCAGCTACACCGACGAGGTACAGCTTAACCGGAAACGGTGCAGGTGGCGGCGGCGGTTCTGGAGGTTGTACTGGCCTGATTCTCATGATGCGTCCTCAATTACTTCCCAGTCAGTGGCTGCAACGTCCTGGGCCGTGAAGTGGAAGTGTTCCCCTCCGCGAGGCTGACCTAGTCCTCGCTTGCCAACCTGAGTTTCGTCATGTATCAGGTATTCACCTAGACTATAGAAGTTGTGAACGAGGACCATACCTGACGGCCAGGCTTCGCGGCGAACCGTAAATCCATCGAACGTCTTCTCGAAAGCTTCGGCTAGGGTCATGTCAGGCCAATCAGACGGAGGAACTCGTCCTTGGTTCCTCGCTCGTTGGTGTAGAAGACGCCCCGAACAGCACTAGTGATCGTTTCGGCTTCGTGCGCCAGAGCACCTCTAAGACTCATGCAGGAATGATGTGCACGCATTACGATGATCACACCAGACGGTGTGAGAATGTCGTCGAACGTGTCGGCTATAGCTGTGGTTAGCTCTTCTTGAACTGATGGCGTTCTAGCTATAGTCTGGATCTGTCGAGCTATCTTGGATAGACCTGCGATGACTCCGTCAGGAATATAGCCTACGTGGCATACGCCTGTGTAAGGCGCGAGATGGTGTGAGCACATACTTACGAAACGGATCTGCTTGACGATGACCATCTCGTGGGCGTCTGACTTGAATACCGTGAATTTCCAGTGTTCACTGGCATCGGTCAGCTCTTTCATCATCTTGACGAAACGGCGCGGCGTCTCGCGAACGTCTTCGCCATCCCAGTCGAAGTCCGGCATGACCTTGTTTAGGAGCAAGTACATCAAGGTCTCAGGGGCGGCTGCCTCTAGGTCTATGACGTTGCGGCCCGTGACTGAATCGCGATAAGGAAGGCCGTCAGGTTCGAATGGCATCAGAAGTCGTTCCTAGCTCGCCAACGACGGATACCTGAGGCTGAACAGGGCTTGCTGTAGCCGAACGCGATCAGGGTTGCGTTCGGGTTCGGATGCTAGTGACTCGAGTACATCTAGTACCATATCGAGCGGCGGTAGCGAATGCGGTGCGAACCATGCAGTCGTGTTGCCAGTCTCGCTGACACGTACAGCGGTGACCTCAGAGAACATGGACACCGCGCGGTTGTAGATAAACTGGGCCATGAGCTCAGCAGTCGGCTGAGACACAACTGAGTTGACTACTTGATGGTCGAACGTATTGTCGAGCCACGTCTTGAACTGTCCGAGTTCACCGTAGTCACGCACGAAGCCTACCTGGTCGAGCATCGGCCCCTCAAGGAACAGCTCAACCTCGTAGTTATGACCATGCATACGACCGCATGGATGACCTTGTGCGAGACCATCTAGTCGATGCGCGGCGGAAAAGGCGAACTTCTTACTGATGCGGTACATTAATTACTTCACCTTAGGCTCGTTGTGTTTAGACAGTAGGGCGAGAGGCGGGACCATGTACTATCTGCTGAGAAACCACTTTACACCCCGTAAGCCTAGCTTGGGTGACCTCTGCTTATCGCGAGCACATCGACCCTACTGTCCTTCATGGTCTAGCTAGAACGGAGGCTCTTCAGTCACTGGAGCGCCCTTGTGTGCCGTCTCAGGGTCGTAGACCGCGAAGCCGCGGACCTCGACCCAGCGTTCCGGCATGTCGGGGAACTTCTCCTTCTGCTTCTTGTTCTGGCCGCGCCGGATGAACAGCTCCTGTCCTTCGTAGTATTCCGGCTCGGTCGGGACGTCCAGCTCGAGAATCGGCTTGCCCTCGGCGTTGACTCGGCCGGTGGGCTTCATGTGGTCCTCGTAGGCGTTCTTCTTACCCTCTTGCGAAGGCAGTGCCTTGAGGATGCCGACGATGGTGTAGAGCGCACCGTCCCAGAGGCAGGCACGAGTCCAGTCGTGGCGGTTGGCGTACTTCTGCCACGTGCCCGGCGAGTCCTGCACCATGAACTCGAAGGTCAGCATTGGCTCGCCAGGGTGAGCTTCGGACTGCGACTCTTCCAGCTCCACGCCGATGATCGAGACGTGGTACTTCCCGATTGGCATCGCATCGAAGTTGCGTTCGCCTGAGCTAGCCTCTTGTTCGCTTACGTTTACCTTGATGCCCATAGTTAGTTTCTCTTTCTGTTTCGTTGCCTTGCCCTATTGGGCCGATGTACCGTCGCCGATAGCGGTGATCGACTGGTACAGCTCTCCGAGTACGGGATCGTTAACGACCCTCTCGAAGAGACCTGTGCGACTCTTTGCTTGGAACCCTTCCGTGAGTCCTGTGAGCAAGAGTCGACGCTCGTCAGTGACGATCTTGGTGCGACCCTCTGCTTGGGTCTT